GTCGATCCAACCGAATTCCTCAGCACCATCGGCGAGCAAGCCGTACTGGAATGGCTGAATAGCTGAACAACCAGCGCCGAAGTCAGCCCTGACTATAACTGCCCGATCCTCTCTATGAGAGCGCATCAGGGATTGATCTGCACAGACTGGCGGCAGGCATGCCAATGGATTGTGAGGCTGGTAACTCAGTTCGGTAGAGGCCAGTGCACGGGAGGTCGCGGGTTCAAATCCCGCTCAGCCGAACAGATCAATCCCTGATGCGGACGAAACCGCGGCCTATAACCGCCCACCTGCATCAACCGGCGAATAGCTCAACCCGCATTGCGCAGGGTCAGCGCCAACCTGGTATTGGCGAGCTACCTTGATCTGGCACAAGCGCCGTGACAGCCGGGAAAGACCGGCACCCTCCCCCGACAAATCCCGCATGCACATGACACCGCGCCCCACGGCAACCAGCGGAAGGATCGTGTGCAGCCGGAATTTGTTGGATCAACCAGATGGAGAGAGTCATGGAACTGAGCATTGAAGTGAGCAGCCTGTCGGTCGAGCCACACGGGCGAAACGGTGTGTACGCAACGATGGACGTTGACGGATCAGCAGTTGCCGAGCAATTGCCCGACGCGGACCGGCTTGAAGGTCTTGATGTTGATGTGGTTCGGGAGTGGCTTCTGAAAAACGATAACCACGACGACATCCTGGAAGCGATTGGCGAGGACAAGCTTCACGAATTCCTCTCGCACTCCGCCTAACCCCAAACACTGGAGGTCGCCATGAGCGCAACAGTTGAAGTCAGTTGCGCGTGGTGCGCCGAGAAGTTCACCGCCCGAACGGCCGACCGAAAACGTGGATGGGGAAAGTTCTGCACCAAGTCGTGCAAGGCCAGCAAACAGAAATTTGGCGGCACCAAAGCGTTTTGGGAGAAGGCCAGTCCCGGCAATAAGCGCAGCAACATCGCCAAGTATGGCGACCGGCTGATGCGAGGGGGCCCGGACCACGACGACCACGACGAAATCATGTCGAGCCTATCCGATATGGATTACGGCGCGAGTGATGGCGGCGGGTACGAATCAATCAGGTGAGCCGGGAGGCAACCATGAACGCAGCACTGAATATTTGTCAGGCCATGCACGACGGCCAGTTGCCTCCGATGGTGAGCGAGAGCCCTCGGGAGGTCGCGCGGGCTGAGTGGCTGTACAACGCGGTCGAGCAGCTTGTTGAGCATGAATGCGATGTCACGTTCCAGCGCCGGATGCGCAAGCCACAGGGCGTGACCGTGGCTCAGATGGCACTGGCAGCCGATCAGTTCGCGAATGGCCGCCTGGCGGACTGCGAGGTCAGCACCCCGGCCTTGGGCTGGCTGCTCATGGCAAACCGCCGTGGCCGGGCAGACAGGACCGCTACAGCCGAACTTCTCGGCCCCAGCGACCACCCCTTCGGCAAGCTCGGCGAAATCGCACAGGCCCTACTTGAGCCCTTGGTCGATGACGCGCTGATCGCCCAGGCAGAGGACAACGAACTGTGAAAAATCCACTCGCAACATCCCGCCTGGATCTGGAAATCGCAAAAATGGCCCGGTCCTGTACGCCAATCCCTGACCGCACCTACGTCATGGGCATGATCGAAATGGCCGAGTTCGCCGAGTTAATCCCGCGCCATGAAGCAAACACATACCGCGACAGGCTGGACTTGAAGTTCTGCGAGCGCAACGACCACCTCAAGAGGGTTTCGGCATGACCACTCCCATCGTGAAATCGCTGATCGACGAGCAAATCGAAGAGCTGCCCGCCGACCGCATGATCCTGGCCTTCACCCACGAAAAGTGGCTGGGCGCCCTGTCGCTGGCTCATGACGCTGGCATCCCGAACGTGCATGCCTGGAGTGGCCGGGCCTGCCTATGTGGGGAGTGGACAGTGGCGTATGCCGTGAAGGTAGCCCCATGAAAGCCCTCGCCTGGATCTTCGCCTCTGCCCTACTCATCACCATGCTGGCCTACACCGTCGTACAGGAGCGCTCCAAGGCTTGCTCGGTCACTCAGATATCGCAGGTGCTGAAATGACCTCACGTCAACGCCTACGCCGCATATACACCTGGCGCGGCTCAGCCATTGTTCTTCTTCTTTGCACTGCCTGGATGCTCGCAAGCGCCTACGCAGACCGCATCACCTCCTAACTCACACCTTCAAGCGCTGCGCACGTCGCGGCAGGGAATCGTCATGACCGAACAAAAGCATACCTCAGGGCCGTGGGTCGTCGACCCGGAGAGCTCACGTGATATATCGCCAGCCGATGATTTGCGCTTCGGTGTCGCGTCAATCTGCAACTCCGACAACATCGATGGACGCTGGGTTTTTGGTGACGAATCAAAGGCCAACGCCAAGCTGATCGCTACCGCGCCAGATCTGCTGGCTGATTTGGTTCTGGCCGCCGAAACGCTTCGCCGATACGAGGCGCTGCACCGGGCCAAGGGCACAGCCGAAAGTCTGGAGAAGGCCGAGGTTAATGCAGGACTTGCCTCCCGCTTCGAGCAGACCATCGCCAAAGCCACCTAATACCCTTCCACAGCGCCCCTCTCCGGTGGCGCGGAGAACAGTCATGCAAAATTCACCAGTTGAAATCGTCGTTGCCGAAGGCATCGCCGTCCAAATCACAGCGGAAACACTCGCCAAGGCGTTCTGGGGTATGGACGCAGAGCAGCAGGCCGACTTCTTTCAGGCCCTGGCAAACCGCATCCAAACCGACTCACCGCACGCCTACGGCTTCGGCGAAATGCAGTGGTGCTACTTGCAGGACGAACTGCGCCGCCCTGGCCGGGAGCTGGCAAACCAGATGCACATGGCCCTGTCTGCATTCGCTTTCGACTTCTGGCCACACAAGCGCGACGGCGCCCGCACCGGTCTCTAACTGGAGAACAGTCATGTCCGATAAAAACATGCAGATTTGGGCTCAGGTCGAGAAGACCGACACCCGGTTCACGAAGAAAGCCAAGGTCAACGGCCAGGACATCACCAGCCTCAGCGGCACTGCAATGGTGATGAAGGCCACTGAGCTGTTCGGCCCGGTCGGCATCGGCTGGGGCTGGAAGATCATCGAGGAACGCTTCGATGAAGGCCACGAAATCTACATCGGCGAGGGCGACAAGCGTTCCTGCATTGGTCGCGAGATCGGCCACACGCTCAAGATCGCCCTCTGGTTCACCCAGGACGGCCAGCGCGGCGAGATCGAGCAATACGGCTGCACCCGATACCAGTACAAGACCAGCTACGGCATGACCACTGACGGAGAGGCGCCGAAGAAGTCCCTCACCGACGCCATCAAGAAGGCTTTGTCGATGCTCGGCTTCAGCGCTGACGTCTTCCTTGGCTTGTTCGACGATCAGACCTACGTCGATCAGCTCAAGGAAGAGCAGGCCATTGAGCAGGCCGTGGACAAGGATGCGGAGATCCTGCGCCAGAAGCAGGAACGCCTCGACTGGCTCAACTCAGCCGTCGAAACGATCGGCAAGGCCGTGACCAGTCACGAGCTGAAGATGCTGAACGTCAAATACATCCGCGAGGCCACTCGCCGCAACGAGCCGACCTTCATCGCACGGATCACCCGCGCCTTCGAAGAGCGGAAAGCCGTCCTGGAACCAGGCAAGGAGAATGCAGCGTGACCGCTCTATACACCATCACCGAGCAATTCAAAGAACTGGCTGCGCTGGCTGAAACCGCCGACGAGGACCTGGCAATCGCCCTGCGCGACACCATGGAAGCCATCGAGGGCGAGTTCCAGGAGAAGGGCAAGGCCATCGCCATGGTCACGCTGAATATCGACGGCGATCTCGAGGCGATCCAATCCCAAATTGACCGCCTGACCGAGCGCAAGCGGATCATCACGAACCGCAAGGAAAGCCTGAAGGAATACCTGCGCACAAATATGGATGCAGCGGGAATCACCAAAATCATCCACCCGCTGTTCACCATCACCTGCGGGAAAGGCAAGACAATCGTCGTGATAGATGACGAAAAATCGATCCCTGACGAATTCGTCAACGTCAAGGTAACCAGCGCGCCGGACAAGGCGATGATCGCCAAGGCCATCAAGGATGGTCAGGAAGTCCCAGGCGCTCACACCGAGATCGGGAAAAGCTCGATCAGCATCAAGTGAGGCCCACATGATCAGCACCGAACTCAGTATGATCCAGATGCTCAATCCGCGCAGGCATGAGCTGGCCTCTCTCCAGGAGGCCTTTTTGAACAAGGGAGGGACTATTGAGGTTCTGGAGGGGCCGTCTTTCGTTCCGCCACCGCCAAGGCATGAGCCTCCTCCAAGCGTGAAGTCGGCCAAGCCGAAGAGAGAGCCACCCAAGCAAAACTGGCTCGACAAGATGGCGCAGCGCGACCTGGAACGAGAAGAGCGCGCCGCCAAGCGGGAAAAGGAAAAGGCTGAACTGATGGAGAGGGTTCGCAAGCTGGCGGAGACAGCGACCTATATCCAGGCCGAGCTGCAGACCGGCCTGGCACGAAGAACACTTCAGCGACTTGCTGTCGAGGGAGGATTCAAGTTTCAGCCAGCGATCAACAACCGCCGACCGCAGCGTGCCTCAGAGGCGGATGACAAGAAGAATGCCGAGCGAATCATGGCCTTCAAGGAGATAGGCCTTTCGCGGTATCAGGCCATGAGCCGGATTGGCATCACCCACAAAACATTCAGCCGCCTCCTGCTGAAGTTTGAAATCGACTACCCCATCCGCGGGGATGTGCAGGTGACTTCATGAGCAAGCGAAAGCCCCACAACATCAAGGCCAGGATTGAACGATCCTGCCGCGCCATCCTCAGCACAAACCATGTGTGCGTGGTCAACATCGACCCGGTCGGTCGACAGTGGATGTTCAACTGGAGGACTTGCCGAGTCATCCGCAGTCGTCAGGTGTGCGATGCGATTTTCGACGTCGCACACAACTGGACGATCTACATCAGCGGCATGTGCGTCAGGCAGGACGGAAGCGAGTATCTGAAGTCACTGGAGATCGCGCCAAACGGGATGTATCTCGCCAACCAGCTCACCGAGGCGATCGAGCAGTACTACACGCAGGTGCGCGATAGCTGCAACCCACAGCATCTGGTAGCACACGGCTGGATTGCCATCCCAAGCTCGGTATCGCTGGACGAGGCCCAGGCCGCAAAAGTGTTTGCCGCAGCCGGCGCCTGGAACCAGGTGAAGGTAGCAGCGTGAGACGTTTCCGCACCCAACAACGCAAACGACAGACCTGGCTGGCACTGCCGGCCAGTGGCATAACGGAGACCTGCCATGGCTGCAGCTCAGAAAGACCGGTCAGCAAAGACCGCGGCGAAGCGAAAGAGCCGCGGCGAAGAGGAATTGCGGCTGCACACGCTGGCCGGCACCCGCCAGGCCCTGGCCGACCTGATGGCCTGGAACGGTATTGAGGAACAGGGCGAGGCCATGACGCTGATGATTCACCATCTGCATGGCCTGGGCCCGGCCGGGTCTGCGCAGTTCCTCACAGCTCCGCAACACGAAATAACCGTTTCCGAATCGTGCCGCGCAAAGCTTGAGCTCGCCTATAACCGCGAAGCCCTTCGCATCTGCCACGACGAATAACCCCTACCCCACGCTGCGCATCCGGTCACGGAGGGCGGCGCCATCCTGAGGAATATCCATGAAAGCTGAAATGATTACCCTGAAGCACGGCGACGCCACGATCAAGATGCCGGCGGCATCCCTCGCGAAGCTCGCCCTTGCCAGCACGTTTGCCGTCGTGTTCCCGCAGGCTGCGAATGTCGCGTCGCCAGCGCCAGGCGCCACCCCTGCCCTGGGCGAATACTGGCCGGGCCAGGGCGGTATCAACGGCGGGCTGGTAGCTGCTCGCGGCGATGTGCCGGCGCACTACCTGATCTTCGCCGCAAAGGACGCTGGCAGCTTTGAATGGGGCGGTCGCGGCATTGAAGTGAATGGCCTCAGCAAGACCGACGGCTACACCAACACTCAGGTTCTGATCGGTAACGACGACGAGCGCAAGTATCCCGCCGCCGACGCGTGCGCCGAGTACCAGGCTGATGGGCATCATGACTTCTACCTTCCAGCCGCCTCCGAGCTGTACCAGGGCTGGCTGAACTGCCCTGAGGTGTTCGCACAGGACGCCTGGTACTGGTCGAGTTCGCAGCGCTCCGCCTACGGCGCATTCGGCATGGGCTTCGATGGTGGCAGTCAGGACGACTTCGGCAAGGGCAACGAGCTCCGCGTCCGCCCCGTCCGCAGATTCTTTATTTAATCCTTCATTCATCCGTTCTTGATCCGGCATCGGGCGCAGCAGCGCCTTTTTTGTTGCCTTCGAAAAGAGGAAAGACCATGTCCGCAGAAGTTAAAGCAGTACCAGTCGTGACCCTCCCGGAAATCGGCCAGCCGTTCGGCGGCGGCTTCTTCTCCGGTATCACTCGTGACCCGGCCACCGGCAATCGCTACCTGAACATCACTTCCGGCGCCGAGCATGAACTGGTCGGTGCCTGGGGCAAGTACGGCGAGAAGATCGAGGGCGCCGACAGCTTCACCGACAGCCGGGCCAACACCGAGGCCATGGCCGCCTCTGGCAGTGAGCTGGCGCAGAAAGTCCTGGTCCTGGACATCGGCGGTTTCACTGACTGGGCGATTCCCGCCCGCGACGTGCAGGAGCTGCAGTACCGCCACTTCAAGCCGACCTCCCAGGAGAACTGGGCCGGCCGCCGCGACGGCGATAACCCCAACAGCGAGCCGGTGGGCCTGCTGTACAGCGAAGAGTCGCCAACCCAGACCAGTATCGAAGCCTTCCAGGAAGGAGGCCCTGAGGCATTCCAAGACACCTGGTACTGGTCATCTTCGCAGCGCTCCGCCGGCAACGCATTCGGCATGGACTTCGGTGGTGGCTATCAGGACAACTACGGCAAGATCCACGAGCTCCGCGTCCGCCCCGTCCGCAGTCAATTGATTGATTAATTTGCTTATTTAATCCGGCCGCTTGCGGCCGGTAGCCCAAGGAGGGCGCGCCGATGGCGATGCATACGGAGTTGCAAATTTACAAGGTTTCGATGGGCCTGCTGCACATGGCCACGAACCTAACTCGAAACATCCCCCGCGATCTGAAGCAGTCGCTCGGCAAGCGGGTGATAGACGAGTGCATCGACGTGCTGATGTTGATTGCCCGGGCCAACTCGACCCGGGACAAACATCCACACCTGACCTCGCTGGTCGAGAAGGTTCAGGTGATCGAGTTCCTGATGCGGCTTTTCAAGGAAAGCCGGTTCATCAGCGTCCCGCAGCACGCCAAAGCTATCGAGGTCACCACCTCAATTGGCAAACAGGCCAACGCCTGGAAACGCTCCACCCCAACCGCGCCCGCCATCTGAGAGCCACGGCTTTCAGGTCTGTGCGAATTGAATCTGGTCGTGCCGCTGACCTTCTGGTCACCGCCATGCGCACAAGAGATACCGCCGGTCTAAAGCGTCCGTGTAGGTCTCGCGCAGTTGCCTCGCTGATCGGCTCTGCCTTCGGCCTGGTGACGTAGATAGCACGATAGGTCGCAGCGCTCCGCCAACAACGCATTCAACATGAACTTCGATGATGGCAATCAGAACAACAACGACAAGAACAACGAGCTCCGCGTCCGCCCCGTCCGCAGATTCGAACGTTGGTCCCTACCCGTTCAGCGATCTGGTCCAGGCCTATTACGACTGCCGACGCTCCAAGCGCAACAGCGACAGTGCGCTGGCTTTCGAAATCGACCTGGAACGGAACCTGATCGAGCTGCACAACGACCTGACCGCCGGCACTTACCGGCCAGGCCGCTCCATCTGCTTCGTGGTCACCCGACCGAAAGCCCGGGAAGTCTGGGCGGCAGCCTTTCGGGACCGAGTCGTCCACCACCTGCTGTACAACCATGTGGCACCGCGCTTCTACGCCAGCTTCATAGCGGACAGTTGCGCATGCATTCCAGGGCGAGGCACGTTGTACGCCGCCCAGCGCCTTGAATCGAAGATCCGCAGCGCCAGCGAGAACTGGTCGAAGCCGATCTTCTACCTCAAGTGCGACCTGGCCAACTTCTTCGTCGCTATCGACAAAGAGGTCCTGCGCCAGCAACTTGCCGCCAAGATCGCCGAGCCCTGGTGGCTGGCCCTGGCCGAACAGATCCTGATGCACGATCCTCGCGAGGACTACGAGGTGCGCAGCCCGGCCCATCTGTTCAACCGGGTGCCGCAACACAAGCGCCTAACTGCGCAGCCGGCCCGCCTGGGCCTGCCCATCGGCAACCTGTCCTCGCAGTTCTTCGCGAACGTGTACCTGAACGCCCTGGACCAGTTCGCCAAGCATCGCCTCGGCGCCAAGCACTACATCCGATACGTCGATGACTTCGTGTTCCTGCATGAGTCGCCGCAACAGCTCAACGCCTGGCTGGCAGAGGTGGAAGCATTCCTGCCAAGCCTGGGCGCCAAACTGAACCCTAAGAAGACGACTCTTCAGCCAGTGGATCGGGGCGTTGATTTCGTCGGGCACGTCATCAAGCCCTGGCGACGTACCACTCGCAAGCGATCCATGGCCCAGGCACTGAAGCGAACCGCCGCGGCGCCGGCCGAGGATCTGCGCGAGACAGCCAACAGCTACTTCGGCCTGCTCAGCCAGGCCAGCCACAGCGAGAAAGACCGGGCGGCACTCGCCCGCGTCGTGCTGAAGCGCGGCAACAGCGTCAACGCCGGGCTGACCAAGACCTTCCAAAAGAAGTAACTCCCCACTCCACCGCCCGGGCATGGCCCGGCAAGGACTCCCCGTGAAACGAATTTACCTCAGCGGGCCCATGAGCGGCTTGCCAGGTCTGAATTTCCAAACTTTCCACAGCATGACCGCCAGCCTGCGCGCCGGCGGCCACACCGTCACGAACCCCGCCGAGATCAACCCGGAAGGCGGAACGTGGACCGACTGCATGCGTCGTGACATTGCCGCCCTGATGGACTGCGACACTGTGGCCACCCTGCCCGGCTGGGAAAACTCGAAGGGGGCCCGGCTGGAAGTCCTGATCGCCGAACGCCTCGGCATGACGGTTGTGAATGCCCATGATTTGGTAACGAGGGAGGCTGTATGACCACCAACCAAACGATTGACGGCGTGCCGCGTGAGCTCATGGAGCGCATTGCGGACCCGTACCGCCGTGAGCCTCGCTCAATTCACTTGCACAACACTGATGTTGCAGAGCTGCGCGCTCTGCTGGATGCTCCCTCGAAGTCTGACTACTTGCAATCCTGTGGGGCTGCTCAGCGAGTAATAGACCGCCTTGAGTCAAGCGATCCTGATTTTGACGATTGCGCGGATGCTGTACGCCTTATCCGATCACTTTCTGCAAAGCAGACCCCGGTAGAGCTGGAATCTGACGGAATACAAGCCGAGTACAACCAGTTACACGAAATCATCTCAGGTCCAGGTGATTGCCACGCGGCGGCAAGGCGTGTTTACGCAGCTGGTTATCGAAAATATGAGACAGCCGCCCAGCCCCAGGGCGAGCCGGTGGCGCGCATTACGCTTCAACAGGTTCTCAAGGCTTACGACTATGCGAACTGTCACCCTCACAAATATCTGCGTGGCACGACCAACTGGTGTGCTGCGGTTGCGCACTCATTAAATGCCGAGCAGCCCGCGCCGGTAGCGGTGGTTCTTCCTGAGCGCCGCGCAGTTAGCCCATCAAGTCGTGAGCAGGCAATGTGCACCAACACCTGGAACGCCTGCCTCGACGAGCTGAAACGCCTCAACCCCTCTCTGTAACCCCTCCCCCTTCAAAGTCAGCCGCTATAGCGGCAAGGACGAAGTCATGCCTGAAGAAATCAAATTTATCCAGCCAGCCCCAGTCGTGCGCGACGAGAACGGCTTTTTCCAGCCCCCCGACCTACCCGACTTTGAAGAGGGCGACGGTGAAAAGTCCAAAGCCTGGATCGCTGAACAGCGCTTGCAGGTGAGGATGGTTGAGCTCGAATACCACAGCGACGAAGCGGTCTCGGAGCGCTACTTCGAAGCGGGCGACCCGGATTGCAGCTACTGGGAACCTGACCGACCCGAAGGCGAGGATTGGTTCCGCCTTGCGATTCACGATACCGATGACGGCCCAGTCTGCTGGTGGGCACGCCGAGAGGTGGCGCCATGATCCTCCCCCTGCTCTACATGGCCCACCTGATATATCGGGGGCCGAGGCCATGAAGGTTGAGATTTCGCTGATCCCTCTGTCGGAACTCGACGCCTACATTGAGGGCATGAACAAGGCCACTCGTGACTGGACGGAACGGGCAGCCAGCGGCGAGTGCGGCTGGATCTGCTCCGATTGCTGCCTGACCTTCAGCCAGGGAATGCCGGACCAATGCGGCGTCGATGACCCCAGGTGCACGGAAATCATTGCTCGCGACAAGCGAGAAGCGATGAAGACCGGCAACGAACCCTCCTAACCCCAATCCACCTACAGCCTGCCGGTGAACGGCGGGCGAGGAAGTTCTATGCCCGTAATCAAGTGCTACCTCGGCCATGAGCAACATGTCAGCACTGACGACTGGGTCGCCGCCTTGACCCTGGATCAGCTCATCTATGCCCGTGACCAGATGGACCAGAAGATCAAGACCGCCCAGGCCCAGCCAAAGCGGACCGTATGGCGCGTCAGCAACGGCATTACCTGTGATGGCAACTATCGCGAGGAGGAATTCGAAAAGGCAGCGGCCCACCTGCTGCGGATCTACAAGGGCGAGTTCATGAGGCTTGCGCCGGAGTGGATCGAAAAGCCCTTTGGTTACCTGGTCTTCGAGCGCCAGTTACCGAGCCTCACGCCTGAGCTGGTGACCCAGTTCGAATACGACAACGAGTGGTTCCCCGCTAAAACCGAATAACCACCTTCTGCCGCTACCCGCGGCATGGAGCACACCGTGACCATCACGAAGATCATCAAAGGCCCACACCGCTTTGGCGGATTCTGGTGGGTCATCGCCGACTGCGGCGGAATCAAGCAGCACATGTCCTTCCGAACCGAACAACAGGCACGCCAGATTGCCGTCGGCCAGGACAGCGTGACCATTCATTAAACGTCTGCCGCCGAGCGCGGCGCGGAGCACCAATGCGCCTGATATCCATCAGCCAGGCGGCCGAAATGTTGAGCATCGGCCGCACGACGGCTTACGCACTGGCGAAAGCCGGGAAGATCCCCTGCGTGCGTGGCTTCGGCCCGCTGCGCGTCCATTACGAAAAGCTCGTCCAGATGATCGAGGCCGGTATCCCTGATACCCTCCCGGTCGCGGGCGGCGTACCCGAGGAGAAGGTATGCCCTATAAAAGAGGTAAAACTTGGTGGATCAGTTTCACCGCAGCAGATGGCACGTACGTTAGACGCTCTGCTGGCACCGAGGACTACGCAGCAGCCAAGGCCATAGAGCAGGAGCATCGCGGCGCGGCGTGGCGCCAGAAGGAATTGGGTGTGGATCCGCCGAGGACGTTCGAGGAAGTCATGGTCCAGTACCTGGGCAATGCAGCCTCGTCGCAGAAAAGCTTCGCGACCACCCAGTTCAGGGTCAAGTCGCTGCAGCGGCACTTCGCTGGGATGATGATGAACGAGCTTTCCGGGAAGGATGTGCGAGAGTACTCAGCGGCCAGGACGGAGGCCGGCAAGTCATCGGCCACCATCAACCGCGAACTGGCGGCATTGTCCGCCGCCATCAACTGGTGCGTGACGGAGCTGGAATGGAGGCTGCCGAACCCGGTCAAGGGTCGAAAGCTGAAGGAGCCAGAGGGCCGGGTCCGCTGGATCACCCGGGCAGAGGTCGACGGCCTGTGTCGGATTGTGCGAAAGCAGCGCTTCGGCGACATGCTCGAGGACTTTATCCGGCTGGCCGTGAACACCGGCTGCCGGAAAGAGGAAATGCTGGGGCTTGAATGGCGCCGGGTC